GTTGATGAGGAGGAAGAAGATGCCGAGGAGGAAGAAGAAAGCGAAGAAGACGAAGACTTCGAAGATGAAGAAGATGACGATGCAGAAGAAGAGGCTTTGGATAATCTCTATTTCGGAGTCCAAGAAATAGCCCGTATCTTTGCAGCAGCTTTTATTGACGAGCTTGAGGCTAGAAAGAAGGGCAAGGAAGAGCCTAAGTGATGTCTGCCAGAGCGTTAGGTGTGTTGCTACACCTGTCTACACAAGGGTCCTCAGGAGGCGCCAAAGGCCTCTCAGAGGCTTTTAAAGAGGGGCGTGAGGCATTCCAGTCAACCCTGACCGAACTGACAGCCTTGGGCTTTATAGAGACAAAAACATACCGTCAAACAAACGGTACCTTTTGTCGACAAATTGTCGTTACCGATGCGGGTTTTCAGGAGCTGGTTAACCGAGTACGGGTTTCCAGTACATCCATACAACAGTCACCGCTGTATAGCCTATTAGCAGATTATCCTAATAGCTTAAATACAAATACAGTAAGAGCTACAAAATCCACGGACGAAGTCCGTGAAGAAGAATTTTCGAAAGTCGATATAGGAATAGGAGCCCACATGACATGGTTCGGAACGCCAATGGACCCCGACGACGTTGCCGAGTTGAAAGCAAAAGACAAGGCACGGAAACAGAAAGAGTATGAAGAGGCTAAAGCCGAAAGGGTTAATAAAGCTTTTGTTCATAGAGATAAAAAAGACCCAGTCAACTGGACCGTTAGTGATAGCGCTTCCTACTTTGCCAGCCTTGTACCAGACCAGTGGAACATGCCACCATGGCGTATCCACCAAAGTCGTTTTATTATGGCTTTAAGTACCTTTAGAAAAAATAATGATTCTGATGGTGCTTTAGAAAAAGTTCTTATGGAACGTTTCTTTAGTAGTCTTACTCATGAACAGTCTTTAGACGACCCCGAAAAACTATGGAAACAGTTTATTGTTAGAGCACCTGGGATGATTGCAGATGCTAAACGCTCAATGATTACAGATGATGATATGGTTACCGCTAAGATTAAATACAAGAGCTCAATGGAGAAGTTTAATGTTCAAGACTGATGAATTAAAACTTGGTAGAGCCGCTTGGATTAAAGTTGCTGGAATCCCTTCATCTTTAGTTGGTTGGACTTTAGAAGATTGCACAGCTACAGACCCAGAAGATATACAAACCATACGTACTTGGATTACAGCGGTTGGTAAAAATAAAATTATTAAAGCTGATGGTGTTAGAAGCAGTGGTCAGGGTTTGCTTTTATACGGAAAACCAGGTCACGGTAAGACCACCCTTGCCATATCTATTATTCAAGAGATGATGACTACCCTCCCTGTCAGCGCATTCTCCCCATCAAAAAACATGCCATTAGTGAGGCCTTGTTACTTTTCCACATTTAATCAGGTCCTAGACCTTAAAAGTTCTATGATGGATGGGGCGACAGACGCTGAAGAGACCCTTTATTATGGGATGTTAGGTGAGTGTGAAAATGATGCCTATAACATACGAGTACTAGTTATAGATGATTTAGGCAAGGAACACGCAGGCCTTACTGGGTGGCAGAAGAACATGTTTCATCATGTTCTTCGCACTCGAGTAAACAATGGACTACCGACCATTGTTACCACTAACATTCCTCTTGAAGGATGGGCAGCGTTATACGGAGATTCGACCGCAAGTTATGCAGTCGAAGCGTTTGGTTACATGCCAATTATTTCAACAGAGGGAGATATGCGTAAATGAAAGAGAACATAGTGTCAAGTGACTCTCGTTTAGTTCAGGTGTTTCTTAGCCAACAGCAAACTCCTGGGCCAGGTATCTATGAGGTATCTGTTGAGAAAGATAGTGATTCACTAAGTTGCACATGCCCAGGTTTTAGAGGTCGTGCAACGTGTAAGCATGTTCGTTTTGTTAAAGCGCGGATTGATAACAACAAAGGTAACTATCCATTAGAGATATCTAGTCGTGCAACTAAAGACGACGCCGAAAAAGCTCGACAATCAAATAGTGATTTTAGAGAGTTTGTTATTAAGTTCGGTAAGATAGAAGTTTTCTAACCCGTGAAAAACGGGGATATTAGTAATGAGTTACCAAAACGTTACCTCATTACAACAGATATATTTTTAGAAATAAATATAACTGTAAAGAAAATTGCTAAGCTTTTTCCAGTACCAAAAGTCGACAAAAAGTTTAGAAGAGATATCTTAAGCTTTCTATATTTGTTTACTACTAAAGCTGGTGTTACCCTAGAGGTTGTGTCATTTGATTTATCAGATGACGAGCTATCTAAGGTTATGGATACACTTGACAACATGGGTACTAATCCGTTTAGATACTTTTCATCATACGAGTCGGTCAATCATTTGGTTTCAGAACTTCCCTACAGGCCCGAGGTTCTTGGAGTTGTTGATGTAGACTCTAGGCTACTTAGGTACGGGCACTGGGGGAAGGACTTCAAAGGTTTATGAATAATGAAAGTAAACTACTAAGCAAGGTCTTACATGACCGTGACGTTGCTCCCCTGTTTGATAGAGGTGTACAAGACACTTGGTTTGCAGACCCAGTAAACAAACGCATATGGGAGTTTACCCGTCAACACTTCTTTAACTATGCACAGGTACCAAGCCTTGACGTTATAAAAGAAAACTTTCCTAACTACGTTCCTGTTGAAGTTTCAGATTCTATTGAGTACTTGATTGACTCTGTTGTTTCTACCCGTAGAAAAGCCAACACTATTGGTATGGTACAGAGCGCTATAAATGCTTTGGAAAAAGACCAAAATCACGAACAAGCAATTCTTAATATTCAAAGCGGTTTAATAAAGTTAGAAGAAGATGGACTTAGTAAGACCAACGATTTAGATTTAACATCAGAAGCCACCAAGCGTTTTGATGAGTATGAGTGGCGCAAGAACAACCCAGGGTTACTTGGAGTTCCTACGGGCTTTCCAACGATTGATATAGCAACAGGTGGGTTACAAAATGGTCAGTTGATTGTTATTGTTGCTCCGCCTAAAACTGGTAAGTCAACTCTTGCTTTGCAGATTGCACAGAACGTTCACATGACCGATAAGAAAGTTATGTTTCAATCTTTTGAGATGAGCAACCATGAACAGCTAACGCGTTACGATGCTCAAAAAGCTCGCGTATCACACAACCGATTGATTAATGGAAAACTAACTCCTGACGAGGAGACTAGATACAAAAGAGTTCTTCAAGGTATTGAAAGCATGCGTGAACGATTTTGGTTGGTTGACTCTGCTGCTGGGTCAACAGTAACTGGTATTACAAGCAAGATTCAAGTACTGCATCCCGATGTGGTTTTTATTGACGGAACCTATTTGATGGTTGATGAGCAGACAGGTGAAGCAAATACGCCTCAAGCAATTACTAATATAACTCGTTCACTAAAGCGCATGGCTCAAAAATTTAAAGTACCAGTGGTTATCTCTACTCAAGCTTTAAATTGGAAGATGAAAAAAGGACAGTTAACCGCAGATTCGATTGGTTACTCTTCATCATTTCACCAAGATGCTGACGTTATCTTTGGTCTTCAAAGAATTGATGATGCTATTGATGACATGCGTATGTTAAAGATTCTTGACTCCCGTAACTCGGGACGTTCAGAGGTTGCCCTTAACTGGGATTGGAACACTGGACAGTTCAGAGAAATGGAAGGAGATGATTGGCAAGTATGACAGTAGATGAGATGCAAGATACTTTAAACAGATTAGGTGTTGATGTTGTATCCGTACGTGGTTCTGAGATTCAATGTTATTGTCCTGTTCATAAATTAATAAAAGGAACTGAAGATAGAAATCCTTCTTTTTGGATTAATGCTGATACAGGAGCCAATCTTTGTTTTTCATGTGGTCATAAAGGTGCTTTAACAACTTTAGTTTCTATGATTCAAGGTTCTGATTATGAAGCAGCAAAAGCTTTTATTACTTCAGGAGATGTCAATCTAACTAATTCGTTACAAAGAGCTTTAAAACCTAAAGAGATATTTGAACAACCCACTTTTATTACAGAATCGATGCTTTCTGCTTTTATTAAACCACCCTCAGATGTTCTTAAATCTCGCGGACTTACAGCTATTGCTGCATCTAAGCATCAACTTTTATGGGACGAGAGACACTCTAATTGGATAACTGTTATCAGAGAACCTCTTACAGGTAAGCTGTTAGGGTGGCAAGAAAAAGGACACCGAGCAAGATACTTTAAAAACCAACCAATTGGTGTGCAAAAAAGCACGACATTATTTGGTTATAGCCAATACAAAAGAGGAACAATGATTGTCGTTGAATCCCCATTAGATGTTGTTAGGTTAGAGTCTGTAGGTATTTCAGGTGGTGTAGCAACTTATGGTTCTGCTGTTTCAATGGTTCAGTTTAATTTAATACGAGGTGCTGAAAAGGTAGTTTTTGCAATGGACAACGATAACTCTGGAAAAAGCTCTTCTCTTAATCTATTAACCTTAGCAAATGAGATGGGACTAGAGTGTTGGTTTTTTAATTATGCTTCTACTAACATGAAAGATGTTGGGGGGATGTCAAAGTCTGAGATAGAGTGGGGTTTAGAAAACGCTAAACACTGTGTTCACGGAATGAAAGCTGTCTCATGATTATTGGGTTAACTGGATATGCTCAGTCAGGTAAAGACACTGTAGCTAATATCCTAGTAGAGAATTACGGGTACCAACGGGTTGCCTTTGCTGACCCCATACGTGACCTGTTATATGCCACTAATCCTATGCTCAAAGAAGGATACAGAGTTCAAGGTTTGGTTGACGTATACGGGTGGGACAGAGTTAAGGTTGATTATCCCGAAGCTAGACGCCTTCTTCAAGACCTAGGGGTTGGTGCCCGTAAAGTTTTTGGTGAGCATTTCTGGGTACAACAAGCTCTTAAAAAGGTTCATTTTGAAGGTAACTATGTTATTACAGATGTTAGATATCCTAATGAAGCAAATGCAATTCGTAAATATGACAATGCACAAATTTGGCGTATAAAACGCTCAGGGATTAACCCAGTAAACACTCATGTGTCAGAGACAGCTATGGACGGCGAAAAAGTTGAACAAATCTTTATAAACAATGGTACTGTTGACGACCTTAAAGTTCTTATACAAACTAGGATGAGAGCGTATGCCTGATGTGGTCTTGGATTCTTGCCGTTATAGGTGTGGCTGGTATATATTTTGTAGGTCGTAAAACTATATGGGGTTGGATAGTCCTTTGTTTTAATGAGTGCTTGTGGATTACCTACGCAGTTATTACTAAGCAGTATGGGTTTATTTTTTCAGCCATAGCTTACGCTGCTGTTTACATCAGGTCTTTCATCCATTGGAGAAGAGACGCATGACATTTACTGGAACCCTACTTCCTTATCAACCAGAGGCCGTAGACCGTATGTGTAACCAAGGCAAGATGCTGGTTGCTTATGATTTAGGTTTGGGTAAAACCGTTCTTACCATTGCAGCTATAGAACGTTTGATGGATGAGAACAAAATTAAAGAGCCAGGTATTATAATTTGCTTATCCTCATTGAAATATCAGTGGGCTAATCAGATAGAGAAATTTACAAATGGAACTTCAAGCGCTTTGGTTGTGGATGGAACGCCAAAGAAAAGAGCAGAGCAGTATGAACTTGCCTACGACTGGCGTAATTCAGGGGTTGATTATGTCATCCTTAACTATGAGCAAGTTGTTAACGACTGGTCTCACGTTCGTGAACTCCCAAGAGGGTTTGTCGTCCTTGACGAAGCAACAGCTATCAAATCCTTCAAATCTAAACGCTCCAAAGCAGTAAAAAAACTTGTAAGCGCTCCGTATAGATTTGCTCTTACAGGTACTCCTATTGAAAA